ATGGCGCCGCTGGAGCTGATGGCGCACAGGGACCCGCAGGAGCTGATGGCGCAAACGGAGCTGATGGCGCAAACGGAGCTGATGGCGCACAAGGACCCTCTGGAGCTGATGGCGTCGCAGGACCCGCTGGCGCTGATGGTGCCGCAGGACCCGCTGGAGTTGATGGTGCTGCTGGAGCTGATGGCGCAAACGGAGCTGATGGCGCACAGGGACCCGCTGGCGCTGATGGTGCCGCAGGACCCGCTGGAGTTGATGGTGCTGCTGGAGCTGATGGCGCACAGGGACCCGCTGGAGCTGATGGCGCACAGGGACCCGCTGGAGCTGATGGTGCCACTGTTTAAAACTTTTACTTTTTAGAATTCATAAAATAGTATGCAATTAAAATTAAAATTATTGCAATAATCCAATACATTTTTTTATCAATTATTTTTGGTTCTGAAACTATTATTGGTTCGGGAACTGTTGGTTCAGGTAGTGCAACCGGCTCTGGAAGAGCCATCTTTATAGCATCTGGAAATTGCTCAAAGAGAAATGTAAACTTTTCTTCGAGAGATTTTATTGCTTCCGGTAAACCAACAACTTTCTCCTCAAGTGATTGGATTGCTTCGACAACCTTTATAGTTGGATCCTCCTTGGGTAACGTTATTACATCATTATCAATAGTGGTAACTTCGAGAATCATATAAAAGGCTGCATCTGGTTGAAGAAGCTGATATGTACCGTTCAATCCAGTTGTTCCTCCAATCATTTCAAACATTTGAAAATTTAATTGACGGATAGATAAGGGATTAAAGTAGTTTGTCTGTCTATTAAACGATTTCCATTGTTTATCGTTTACAATTAAACTGGTAGAACCACTAAAATCTCGTTCAAGTGGTATTCTCGCAAAAATCTTGCTCTTTCGTTCATCTAGAATTTGAGCAGCGTCAGGTAAATCAGGACATAAAATGTCAATGTATTTAGCACTACTAGTTCCTGAAATATCGCTTGTACCCACTTGTGTAACAAAAAAATCTACAAGCTTGAGACCAATAACATTTCTGATATTCTGTAATAAAACATTTGATGTTGCACTTCCACTTATAGTATTAAGATTTACTGTAAATGTATTGTTGGAACCTTGAATAAACTCTGAATCGACTGTTATGTACTGTATCTTCTTTCGGATATTTGTGTCCATTATAGTGTACCAATAAATAAAATATGTACAAATAATAACATGAATGAGCTGGTAAAGTTTTTACCAATAGCTTTACCAATTTGCGCCCTGATTTTTCAGGCTGGAAGTCAATCTGAAAAATTAGATGATTTATTTAAAAAAAGTTATGCACAGGAATTAGAACAGAAAAGTACTCGAGAAATTTTATATGAAATGAATGGTAAACTTTGTACTATTGAACAAGATGTTAAACACATACAGAAGATAGTTGATCACCAAAAGTCTCCTTGACCCTATTAATCATAGACTGTAACCTTTCTGGGTTATTTTCAAAATCTTCATCCACATTGATTATAACAACTTTGGTGGGTTCTTCATTGAGTAACCAATCATCATGTTTCTGGTGTAACTTTTTAAGATATTCAAATGAAATAGTCTCCTCTCCTGAACGTTTCCTCAACTTGATTCGTTCATAAGAAATCTCTGGTTCACATCGCAGGTACACAAACCCATGGGGCTTAATCTTGAATTCATCCGTCAGCCAATCAAACCAACCCTTGTAATCATTCCATTCAATATCACTAATAAGTCCATCTTCGCGACACGTCTTGGCAAATACATTACGGTCTGTGTAAATAGAACGTTCAATGAGACATGACTCCTTGTTTACAATATTCTTCATGCGAGACCTGAATGCAATAGACTGAAACAAATAGGCATTACGTGCTGGATCAGAGTAAAACTCTTCAAGTAGATTCTTTCCATTTGCATTACGAGTCTTGGTCCATTCATCAACTGGTTCCAGTATAACCTTGAATTCGCTAGATAATTTAGTCAAGAATGTAGACTTACCGGTACCGATATTTCCTTCAACGAATATCATCTTCTTATATTTATTGGTATTTATTTTTTTAATTTGGTAATATAATGGATAATGCTATAAAAAATTTATTAAGACAAACAAATATAAATTATGCAATTATGGGTGGTAAAGCAGCTATTCATAAAATAAAACCAATAATAAATATAAATAATTCAAAAAATTATGATTTATATGTTTTTCAAAAGAATGTTTATAAACTAAGTAATAATCTAGATAAACTTTTTAGAAAACGTAATATAAAATATACGACAAATAGTACATATTTAATAACTAAAAATAATTATCATAATGTTAAAAAATTTATATTGTTAAATAATCGTGGAAGATTACTAAGTAATATTGTTAATATACATGTATCAAAAAAACCTATTCACGCACAGACAAATAATAATGGATTAAAATATATTTCAACTAATCAACTTATAAATAATTTATCATATGCAATATCTCAAAATAATTCACATTTACAACGTAAAAAAAGATTACAAGCTCTAAAAGCTATACGTACTATGAAAAAATTTATAAATCCTAAGATTAATTAAAAAAATAAACATCAAAATAATAAATGGTGTACTTTTGTAAATCATATTTTGATAATGGCCAAATTGATAAATATATACTTTTTGGAACTCTTTCAGATTCTATGTTGTGGGCAGCTAAAAATGCTCGCGTAGTTCCATCTATGAGTGGAAATGGATGGGATACCAGATATAATGTTGCAATATATGATGTACCATTTAATACTACATTTGATCCTACACATCCGGGAATTCCCATTAAAGTTATAAATCCCTAAATAATAAATGGATATTCCAGATTTTTGGAAACCGCATTATATTAATCGTGAAAATAGATTTGTATCAAAAGGTGAAATGTTCATGTTTAATGGTCCCATAATTTGTCCCCGTCACTCATTTTCTGGATTCGGCGGACAAATGTTTAATATAAAAAGTAATAATTCAAATCAAATGTCTAATAATTTAACTCATGTAGGAACAATTCCAGAAAGTATTCGTCATTTATTTCCAGATAATGCAGAAGTTACTGCCCAGTGGTAACTTAAAAATATGTCTAAAATTTATTCACATAATAAATAAACTACTAGTAAAAAAGAACAATGTTTTCCACTCCTTTTGTGTCTCGTGTCATCAATATTGTTTGCCCATCGGCACCGGTAAAAATGGAGTATCCAATTGAAATTGTCATTGATGATGACAGACTTCATGAAGTTGTTATTCACAAGTTACATCCGAGACAGCTTATATTTTAGACCTTTTTAAAAAAACATTATTATAAAATACATGTTTTAATTATACTTTGGTAATAAAGAAACTAATAGTAAAAACACAACCATGGCTGACTACTTGAGTATGCTTCAGCTGTCTGCTCACAATATTTCGTACAAAAACTTACATAATAAACCAGTTGAAAATCCAGTTGATTATTTAAAGTTTTTACGATTTACTGCTCATCATATAACTTGTAAGAATCTATCATTCACATTTCCAGAGGAAGTTCAGGAGGAGGAAAAACCTGAACCAGTGGTTATGAAAATAAAACGTATTGAAATTTATTTTGATAAGAATAATAGATTCAACATGTTGGCGGATGCTTTTTAATCTTTTAAAAAAAAAACAAAAAAAAATAAAAACGTGTCTCAGTTGTACGCAAGTTATAAAAAAACTTTTAATAAATGCTAAAATATATAACTCTTTATTATGACTCGTATGAAGCAAAACATGGCGATGGATTTTATCCATTGACTTACATGGACCAATCATGTGACACTGAAATTGAAATAGGGTTTAAACTTGTAAATGGTACTTGGATGCAAGCCACTGGTCCTCATATACATGGATATGATGGTAATGAGTATAACAAAGTGATAAATTTTTTAAATAAGGAATAATTTAAAAAAATGTTTCAAAATTACCCACAATATAAAAAAACTACTAGTAAAAAAAACAATTCATTCACAATCACTGTGTGTATTCGCATTTCAAAGAGAAGTTAACAAACAAATGAATAATAGATTTCCTAGAACTCTAGTCGGACATGATAGTAATATTTTAGAAGCAAGTCAATATCCTAATATTCTTACATTTGATAAAATTTGGTTTTCACTTGGTATATTAAATACTTCTAATGAATTTAAAATGTTGTTTTTTAAATTTACTAAACAACTTCCTAAGTTTATTCAAGAAAAAATATTTTTAAATATTAATGCATGGAGATTTAAAAATCGGTGGACATGTGAAGAAAATTTGAAGTATCGAGATTAATTTTTAAAAAAACAAAGGGTCTAAAAACGTGTTTCAAAATTACCTACAATATAAAGAAACTACTAGTAAAAAATGAATACAACTGGCGTTATTACACTCAAGATTCTCAAAGGAGATGCAAGTAATCTTTTTCGAGAAGCTGAACAGTCTTTTCCAGAATTTTTACCAGGAACCAAACCCTATGTACTAGGTGGTTTTGCAGCTTATGCAAATCCTTCTTCTTTTCATTGCCCTTTAGTTAAAGAACTAAGAAAAGCCACATTTGAAAAAGTTTTCAAGTCGCAAGTTTTTCAAGAGTACCTCAAAGAAATTCGACCCGAAACCCACCAAGATTTTAGACTTGAACTTCTTTTTGACCGAATTCTTCATAGATTTTCAGGTCAGCAGCCAGGTGCAGAAACAGCTCATAGAGATGTGACTCCAAGCAAATTTCTAAGAGAAGAAGATGACGACCTTCTTTTTGGGGGCTGGCTCAACTTGACAGAACATGAACAGTTTTTTGTGGGTAAACCAGGTTCTCATTTAGGAGTCAAAAATACCTATGAAGTTTCACAGGCTCACCAAGGATTTTGCACACTCGTTCCAAAATCTGAAGAGTACCAAGAGTATCAAAAAAACAAACAGAAATTTTCAGTTCCACCGGGACACTTGATTATTTTTCCACAACACCTAATTCACGAAGTACTTGCTAAAAAGTCTGAACATGATCAATTTAGACTCTTTTTTGGTTGGAGACTAACCAAGGCGACCACCACACTTTTTCCAGACAAGGAGTCAGTAATTGACAACCTTGCAGTCCCACAAATTCCAAGTGGTCAAATTCCCGCCATTTTTTCAAGTAACCACCAATCAGTTTTCAAAAACAAAGAGTTTAACTGGACAGGACCAGATGGTCCACGTGGCACATTACTTGACTGGTGGAACCAAACCCTCAAAGTACCATTCAAGAGACGGCTCGATTCACTCAAAAGTTATGGGTTTGACTTTCCAGAATATACACCTGAAGAAAAGAAATTTTTACTAAGTCTCCATCCACTCTTTTAGTTTTAAAAAACACAGTGGTTCAAAAAACGTGTTTCAAAATTATTCACAATATAAAGAAACTAATAGTAAAAAGAATGTATTCAAAGTTTTATAATCTCACAAATCTTTATCCAGGTGGTTTTCCAGATAGTATTGAACGTAAAACTCGTGATGAATACTATAACATAATACGAGTACACATCAGTGAAAACAACAAGTATCATGATGGAGATATTATATTTATTGGAAGTACTTATGAAACTCGTCAAGAGTATGGGTTTTATTACATTTGTAAAAATTGTACAGATTTTGATTGTAAAACAGATAAACTATGCAGTAGAGACATGACAACTCCTGGTGTATTACAAACATGCAATTGAGGAACTTGAAACTTTTTGTACAAGTTTCTTTGGGTATGGTTTACAGGAAGTTTCACATGATGATATAATTGAAGATGTCAAACAAAATGGACAATATGAGTAATTTTAAAAAAAACACAGTGGTTTAAAAAACATGTCTCAAAATTATTTAAGAAATAAAGAAACTACTAGTAAAAAAAATGGAAGCAGAAGCTTACAAACTCGCAGTGAAAAGTCTCAAGGGCCGCCTTATTGCCCCTTACCAGCGTGAAGGAGTTCTATGGATGCTCATGCGTGAGTTGAAACAGACCAGTGTCCGCGGTGGCTTTCTCTGTGATGAGATGGGTCTCGGAAAAACTGTTCAGATTATCTCCACCATTCTGGGCAATCCAGACAAGAAGACACTCATCATAGTCCCCAAGTCAATTGTGAATCAGTGGTACGAGGAACTTGAAAAGTTTGCCCCTCAGCTATCGGTTCACATGTTTGATGGAGCGGACAGGGAAATGACTCTGGACATTTTTGAAGAGTCAGATGTGGTCATAGCTCCATATTCGGTCATGATCAAAAAGGGAAAGCCCAAGGGACACCCCACTGAGATGCATCGCTTCCAGTGGGGGCGTGTGGTTCTGGATGAGGGCCATGAAATTCGAAGCGCCTCTTCCAAGATTCACGCGAGTATGAAGACTCTCCGGAGTAACATCAGGTGGGTCATATCTGGGACTCCAGTCTACAACTCTATGAAGGATTTCATAGCCTTGTGCGGGTTCCTAGGAATTCCCAAGACACTCTGTCAGGGCATGACTGAAAAGATTCGAACCACTTATGTCCTCCGGAGAACCAAACAGGATGTTGCAGAGTTTAATCAGAGACTGGCGCTTCCTCCTTGTGACTTTCAGAATGTGGAACTTGAAATGTACCCAGAGGAACTTGAGCTCTACAAGGAGGTCTACCAGAAATCTCAGGGTATCATCAAGGAACTTTTTAGAAAAACCAATGTGGGAATGCACGCAATGCACATCCTAGAGTGTCTCCTTAGAACCAGACAGACTATGATTTGGCCGCCATTGTACATTAATGGTATAGCTAAAAAGGAGGGTGAACTCCCAGAGCCCTGGGATGGTAAATCCAAAAAGATGGAGACTTTGTTCCAACTGATTGGCACCCATCCAACTGAAAAAAGTCTAGTATTTTGTCAGTTTGTGGAGGAGATGAATCACATTGAGGATGAGTTGACAGCCAAGGGACATCAGGTGTTTCGAATCGATGGTTCTGTGACTCAAGAGGATCGAGTACAGAGACTTGCACACTTTAAAACAAGTGTCAAGGGCTGTGTATTTATAATTCAAATCAAGGCGGGTGGTCAGGGACTCAATCTACAGGAGGCGACTCGGGTCTACATCACCACTCCCGCATGGAATCCAGCGACGGAGATGCAGGCGATAGCCAGGAGCCACAGGACAGGGCAGACGCAAAAGGTGGTGGTCAGGAAGCTGGTCTACAGCGGGACGGAGGAACTGCCTAGTATAGAGGAGACAATGATGGCGCTCCAGGGGCACAAGGCGCTGATTTGCTCGGAGGTGCTCAACGACCCGAGGATAGCTGGTCAAATACCAGAAGGTAGTAAAAAGATGGCGGGTATAAATATTAGGGAAATCAAAAAGATTTTCCAGGTGTAATGTAACAATGACATTTTCAAAAACTGTTGGTTCTCGTGAAGAAGTTTTCCGTGGAGTTGCTGAAAAAACAACCTATGGTAAAGATGCCCTCTTTAAGAAGGATATAGTGTATCGTCCCAATGATGGTGGTCTCGCGTACAAGAGCAAGTACAAGGTTAATCATGTCCCTCCTCAGCTCAAGGATTGGACCAAGGCGGTCAAAAAGGCTAAGAAGGAGCTAGGTATTAAGAAACCCAAAAAGGGTGAGGCTGCAGTAATGATTAAGGGGCGTTTGGCTTCCAAAGCTCACGAATTTTACAGCGCGTAAAAAAAAATCTAAAGTTATATAAAATGAGTTCTAATACAAATTTTCTCAGCTCGAGCATGCACCGTATTATGCGTGGAATACGTGGGGGATTCTTTATTAACAAGGGTGGTAAGAAAGTCTATGGCCTTAAGGCTCATTTTCGCAAGGTTGGAAATGCAAAACATACCAAGATTGGAGACCATGGTGCAGTTCCATCACCTATTCGCCGTAAATCCAAGAGTGCTAAAGTTGGAATGATGCGAATGAAGGCAAATTCTACAAACTTTCTTACCAAGAGTAAGCATCGTATTATGCATGGTGAACGAGGTGGGTTTTTTATTAACAAGGGTGGTAAGAAGGTCTATGGAAACAAGGCATCTATGCGAAAGATGGGAAGTAATTCACCCACTAAAATTGCAACTCCTGCATCAGTTCCCATGTCAATTCGTCGCGCTTAAAGCTTAGAATACTAGATTAATAAATGGCTCCTAAAACTAAAAAGACGACTGTGGAGTTTACAACTGAGACATTTGCAAAACATATTACTGATAAAATGAAAAAGACTACCATTTCATCAATGATTGAGCTCGGGGAACTAGTGATACAACAGTGGCAACTGGCTCTATTTGAGATGCCCAAGGAGGAAGTTAAAGCAGTATGTGATTATATTTATGATAATGAGGGTCCGAGGGACTTGTGTGCAAGTCTAAATACGGTGGTTTTTACAATTTAATTAGAGAATATAATTGTTATTATAGTAAATGGATGAACAGTATATACTCGATTCACTGGATACACTGGGTAAGATACAATCGGGGCAAAAATTATCAGTTTCAACTGGAAAATTCCAAATAGTTGACAAACCATTTGGAATTTTTAGATGGTTAAGTGGTGATAGTAAAAATATTACAGTTGCTTATATTAGACAAGTTGTAGATAATGCAATTTTAAAGAATATTATATTTGATGGAAAGATGATATTACATGCACTTGAAAATTTAAAAATGACATATCATAAACATCTTTCAGTTATTAGTGAATTGACAAAAATACAACTTGATATCAAGAATGAAATGTATATTAGAGGATAACCACCATATTTATTAAATGTTGTTACGTGTACTCGCATTTGTTCCTCACCGTGTGCCACCACCACGTGTACCACCACCTTCTTGTAAAACATGTTTATTTTATAAAAAAGAAACTGAAGAGTGCTTGGCATTTGCAACACAAGAGCCTGTATCTGGACAGATTATAAATAAAAGTGCAGTTGAGGCAAGAAGTGCTCCACACATGTGTGGTCCCTATGGGGAATTTTGGATTTCTAAAAATGTGCGTGAAATGTACCCAAGTTTAAAAGAAGATACTAATAAAAACAAAAAATAAAATGCCTTATCTTCTTGACTTGTGTACACGTGAAATTTTTGAAGTTACCAAGTGTCCCGGTAAGCCGCAAGATTGGCTATCAGTTAATATTGATGCCAAGAGACTTCGTAGTATGAGTCCCCATGAACTTGAATGGGAATATTTTCCAGCTCGAGGTCTTCTAAATCAAGAGACATCACAGTTGATTATTGAAGACTGGGATGAAGCCTTTGATATTGAATATTATACAAGGGAAGGTACTTTGATGTGGTCAAATGGCGGCCCAAGTCAGATTAGGTTCTAATTTAAAAAAAGTACTTTTTAAAAAAACATGTCTCATTTACACTTAGTTTATAAAGAAACTAATAGTAAAAACAAATGAACTATGGAGATTTGGATCACATTCAAATTACCGATGCTCAATATCACGCAAATTTGCTTCATCAGTATCCTCACCTTGATGCAAATTTGTCAATCACTGAACTTGAAAACCTCATTGATATCATACAGGTCCCTTATGATACCCGTGTAGCTTTTTGTCAAGTGACAGCTTTACTTCCAGAGCTAATTCAACGAATAATTTTTCAAACTGTATTTTTTGAAGAACCCGAATATGATCCAGCACTGTAATTTTTAAAAAAATAATCATTTTAAAAAAACGTGTCTTAAATTTTTTTTATTACTATATATAAAATGGTAGGATTACAATTGTCAGAATCCCAATTAAAAAAACGTTTAGTGACTAATTTGGCTCAATTAGGAATAATTATATCAGTGCGTAGTATTAATAAACAGCTAGTAACTAATCAAGAATTTAGAAAACGTGTTATAAAAGCTTTAAAAAGTACAAATAACAAAAAAGAAGAGAGGAAATCAAAAGTGTTGCGTCATTTAGGAGCCTTACAATATTTATACACTCCTAAAGGAGGTACAGAAAGACCAACATATATGAGTTTGTTTAAAAGTCGAGGAGTAATTAAACCTTTAGTAAATAATACTAAGAACAAATTGATAAAAAATAATAATGCAGGAAATGCTATTAAACATTCACGTACAACAGGACATATTTCTAACATGTTATTACCAGTTGCTGGTATTGGTGGTGTAAATCCTAGTTATTTAAAAAATAATCTTTTAAATAAAAATCCATTTAAATATGCAATAGTTCAACCAACTAAAAATGGAAAAACAACAAAAGTACGTGCATTTGCTTTATTACATAATAATGGAATGACACGATATTTAGAATTAATTGGAGGTTCAGGATATGGTTCTGCTCTTCTAAAACAAATTAAAACTAATGCAGCAGCCAATGGAAAAATAGTTACATTAAGCGCTGTTAATAATGAACAATTACGTCAATTTTATATGTATCAAGGTTTTGGATATAATGCAAATTTATTAAAACATTATCAAAATTTAGGTAGAAGAACAAAACCAGTAACTGTCATTCTTAAAAATAGAGTGACAGGTGCAAACAAAAATAGATTAAACGGATTTGAATATACAAATGTAAATGGTACTTGGTTATTACCAATGCGACAAAAATAAACTAAAGTACAATTAATGAAATGTAAAGGAATTACAAAAAAAGGAAAGGCGTGTCGTTTAAAAGGACCCTATTGTCGTCATCATATACCAACAGGTCCAGAATGTTCAGTGTGTCTAGAAAGTATCAGTCCAATGTATTCTTTATCTGTAAGGTGTGGTCACGTCTTTCATATAAAATGTATAAATAAATGGAAGATACACGGTGGTAATAGCTGTCCCCTGTGTCGTACAAGTTTTATAGCACCTCCAGTAATTCCTATTCATTCGTGGTACACTTTAGAATATCTTATACCCAGGGTAAGAAGTTTATGGAGAATCCATCGATAACCCCAGGAAAAAATATTTATATATTAAAATGCACATGCTTATGTTTTTGTTTATGACCATCCTCGCCTTTCTCCTTTCCCCAGGAATTCTGGTTAGCCTTCCACCAGGAGCCAGCCGCAAAGTGACTGCATTGACCCATGCAGTCGTGTTTTCCCTGGTGTATTGTCTCACACACAAACTTGTTTTTAAACAATTTGGTTCCATGTAAATTATCCATATTTAAATAGGTTTTGCAATAATATAAAGAATATTAATGGGAATAAAAATGCCATCACTACACCAGTTATAATATAAGCTTTTAAACTTATAAATAACATTGGAAGTGCTAAAAAAAATGATGCTAATAAATCTGTAAATAAAATTTTTAATTGAGTTGACATTTTTATTTACATTTATTTTAAAATAATTCTTCAAATTCTCGCAGTATCCTTCGTTTACACATAAAATACTCTGGATTGCTTATACAGCGTCTCCAGCACCACTGTATCTTTCGAGTCGCCATCCAAATTACACGGTACTCCTCGATCAATGTTTTAAAAATTGGACTTTCCCTAATTCTATTAAAACATGTATTAATAGAATTAGATATACAAATTTCAAAATTTACAAATACTAAAAGTTGTACTTGAATGCTACTAATTATAGAATGTTCTAATATCATATCAATAATTTCAATTGTTTTTGTTTTTATTGGTATTACTTCACGGCACAACCACTGTATTTTTTTAGCTAATTCATTAGGTATCTGATCTAATTCCATCCACTGTTCAGCTAATTGAGTGTCCCCATATAACTCGTATTCAAATATTCTTGGTATTTCTCGCCAGCGATACTCAAGGTATGCTTCACTCATTCTACTTATCAAGTACGAACTCAAAATCTATAAACCCGTTATTACAAGTCATGTTATCAAAATCATAAATATTACCATCAACCTCAAATACATTTCGGTCAGATACTTGAGTAACTTTGGATGGAAAGAGTGTTTGAATAAACTCTAAAGCATCTTCACATTCATCAAGGTTCATTGTATCAGTAGTGCAATTAGGGGTAGTAATAACCTTGATATGTCCACTCATTACATACATTCCATGATCATCGTACCCATTCTCGTATTCAATTGCTTCCCATGTAAGTTTATTATTTTCATTAATAATAAACTTGAGATCCCACATGTACTGCATATCACGAAATACTGGAATATCACACTCCTCAATAGTCGCTGTGAAATTATCAAATTCACGGATTGAAAATTTGTTGGCAGTGATAATGCGGTCGGAGATGAAATCGTGATTCCATTGGTCGTTCATTTGTATTTGTTCTTGTACTAACAGTGTTACTATTCTTAAAGTGACCATCGACGTGTTATTTTGTTGGCTATAAATTCTTCCTCATTGTACCCAGTCACGTAAAGCAACAACTTAAACATCCTATAAAGCAAGTACCGACCATTTGCCACCATGTTAAAGGTTTTCGAGGAGGAACTAAAATTGGATTTATTTCCATTCATACTCAATACTCATGTTAATTTTTTAATTACATGTTTAAAATGTATCTACGTTAAAAAGTAACTACTAATAAACAATGACTGACATACGCGAATATGTTCGCAATCAGTTTACAGTGTACCTGAAACAAGATGCTAAATCTTTTAATATGGAACGACACCTTTATAATTGGGCGGTTCGCGAAACTCGTTTTCATAGTCAGGTTCCTGCATGGGCAAATGTATTATTTAAGAGTCGTTACAAGAATAGATTTTTATCAATCAAGTACAACTTGGAACATTCTAAATTAAGTTCTCGTATTATTTCTGGTGAAGTCAAGACAAGTGATATTCCGGATATGAATGCAATGGAAATGGATCCAGAGGGACGAGCTGCAATTGCGTATAAAAAACGCCAAGAATACCATGCAAAGAGGCTTCAATCCAGCAAGGAAGAGGAGGATGTGGATGACAATTTTGTCGGTGTATTTACTTGTGGCAAGTGCCGGTCAAAGAAGACTACCTATTATCAGATGCAGACGCGCAGTGCGGATGAGCCCATGACATCATTTGTCACGTGCCTCAATTGTGGAAAGCATTGGAAGTGTTAATTAAAAAATATTTAAGTATATATGGAATGGAAACATGGAAGATAATTAGATATGCATCAAACTATCAAGTGTCAAATTTAGGAAATATCAAAAGTAAAACAAATAGACTTTTATTAATAAATTATGAACGTTTAAAAAAAAGTAATACACGAGCTCGTCCTGGTTTATCAGTTAATGGTAAATTATTTCAATATTATTTACATCGCATAGTTGCAGAACATTTTATAGAAAATCCACAAAACTTACCTGAAGTTAATCATATAGATGGTAATTTTTATAATAATATAGCATCTAATTTAGAATGGATATCAAAGTTGGATAATATGAGACATGCAAGTGAAAATAAACTAATGAAGAGGTACACGACAAAAGTCAAAGTAACTAACAGGCAAACAAGTGAAGTGAAAATATATGATTCTATGAAAGAATGTTCGGAATATTTAAATATATCAAGTTCTACAATATCCCAATATTGTAGAAAAAAACTAAAAAAAGAACATAAACAATATATATTTGAGTATGAAGATTCTCAAAGACATATTATTAATGAAGATGATGATATAATATGGAAAGAATTTCCTGAATGTAATAATTATTTAGTTTCAAATACGGGTGAAGTAAAAAATAAAACTAACAATATTTTAAAAGCTTGTATGGTTAATGGTTATAAATTTTTATCTCTAAGATACAATAAAAATACACTAAATAGACTTGTTCACCGAATGGTTGCCACGACATTTCTTGAAAATACTGATAATTTACCAGTTGTTGATCATATCGATAGAAATGAACTAAATAACCATGTTGATAATTTACGATGGTGTACTTACAAGGAAAATATGAATAATCCATCTACTGTGGAATATAGAAATAGAAAGTAAGTGTTAAAGTTAACAAACTAATAAATAGTAAGAATGCCACGCTGTTCTCATAAAACGCGTGAGCATCGTGTGTGTAAAAATAAACAATGTAATGGACTCAAAGTCTGTAATATTCATTCACGCGATTGTTCCATTTGTCTAGAAAAAACATCATCTGGTGATGAGGTCTGTACACTTGTTTGTGGTCACGCATATCATACGTGTTGTATTTATCCCTGGTTTAATACCGATCACCGATGCCCCTTTTGTAGAGAGTCTGTTCGTCGTCCAAAAATAACCGTGTCACTTAATTTCGATGCATCACGTGTTTCTCGTATTATTAATAATCATATACATACGATGATATCAACATTATACGATGATGGAGAATTACCGGAAGGTCCCATACGTATTGACCGTAGAGGAGATGTACTTTTTGTAGTAGATTTGAATAATCAAGATATCGCGAGTAAACATATTTAAAAAGAATAGTTAATTAATAATAAATGCTTGTTGACATTGAAACAACTTCCGGAACTTCCCTTGCCAAGATTATTCAAGAAAATAAGAGTACTTACACAATTAGTTACTTGAGTTACAAGAAAAAGGGTATTTATACTTATGAATCTCCGTGTGAAGTTGAAAAAGAGTGTATATCTGGATTTTATAACCCTGAAGATACGGAGGATGTGGCGGGATTTAAAGCCGTTGAAGGTGGCTATATTCTAGTAGACGATTCAGAAGATGATGATTATGAACCTTCTGAAAGCGACTCGGACTCTGATAGTAATGTATCACTGGTTGACTCTTCTTCGGACGAGGACGAGTAACCTAAAAACTCTTCAAGTGTATCATAAAATAATTTAAACCAGTTTGTCATTTATATTAGTAATATTTAAAGATTTAAGTTACTATTAATATAAATGGAATCAGCCATTACATTTACACTTCCTTCTACTGATGTGGAGCTTGTTGATCAAGTGTATGAACATATAAATCAAAAATCAGAATCAATTGATGTATCTCACACACTTTTAGCAATGGCTAAAAAGTATCGTTTTGCTGGATACATAGGTGCTATTGATTATCTATTTAATGAAATTCAAAACCTAAAAGAAGAACTTGAAAAAACCAAAGAAGAACTTGTTCGTGTAAAACATAAAAAACGACCCTGGCTATTTTAAAAACGTGTGTAAAAATTACTCAAGTATTAAATAAACTACTAGTAAAAAGAATGATTTCTGATTTTATGGATGATTACGAGCCTACACCCGAGCCTAAACTTCCCCCATCTCGTAGAATTAAATGTACCACTCCATTTACGGGTCAACTACCAGAAAGAATTGCAAATCTGGTAAAGTTCAAGCCATGTGTGTATCAAACACCAGAATGTTCAAAAATAGCAAATATTGATGGGTACATTCGTTCCATGGGATTTACGGGAGAAGAAGAAACGATGTGTAGAAAATTATACACACCTGAACCTGAACCGATTGTTGAAACTGTGAAAAAATTTATACCTACAATACCTGATATACTTCATGTTTACGTGAATATGAATATTCTAAAGAGTGGAACTATTCGGGTAAAACTTGCAGTCCCAATGGAACCAGTTTACGAATATCAGAGAAAAGGTAAAATGGCCCCACTCGATGTACGAATCAAGGCTGCAAAGGCGGTTGGGTATCCTGAAGAAGTTTTACTCAAAATGATTAAAAACCATGATGACGCAAAGGCTAAACAAGTCAAGTTGAATGAGTTTATAGACGTTATATTTGGTAAAAGTATCAATGCCAAGGTGAGCAAACCAAAGGCAAAGACGATACACGAGTCAATAAATGCCAAGTTGAAAAAGAAGCCAGCGAAAAAGTGGTAATTTTAAAAAAGAATGTATTTAAAAAAATGTGTTTCAATTGTACTCAAGTTGTAAAAGAACTAATAGTAAAAATGTCTCTTTTTTCTCTCACGAGTGACATGTTTATCAAAAGTATTCTTGAACGAATATCAATTGATTACTCCATTGATTTTAAAGAGTTGAAATCAAAATATTCATTTGAAACTATTGCCTTGTCCAAAATGAAAAAAAATGACCTGGTAAAGGAATGTAAAAATCTTGGTCTCGATTCAGATGGTTCGGTGATCCAACTCAAAGACCTTATTAAAAAGTCTCGTACAGATGCAGGAATAAAGGCGGTACGTGGGAGTAAAAAGAAGAAGGCGGCTAAAAAGGTGGCACCAGTTCATAATCATCCATTGTGTATTGAAATACAAAAAGACTGTCCCTTGTGTCAGAGTCACGGGAATATATTTCATTTGCCAGCAGTTGTAGAATATGAAGAAACAACTTGATTTTTAAAAAATAAAGTAAGAAAAAAATAATGTTTTAAACATATTTACGTTTTTATTTACTAGTAATAAATGAATATATTTTTATTGTCTCGAAATACTAAGCAATGTGCCCAAATGTATTGCGACCAACATGTGATCAAGATTCTTCTCGAAATTGTTCAGATGTTATATACTGCGTGGCACATGTCAGGTCTTCCAGCCAATTGGAAACCACCACTTTCAAAAAGTGGAGCCAGAGGGTACAAAAAAGCGCATCCAAATCATCCTATGTGTAAATGGGTTCGTTCTTCAAAGACTGCATACTGTTTTGCTGCTAGATTAGGAATGCAACTTGCCATTGAATACAACTTTCGATTTAATAAATGTCACGCATGTACAAAACACGTCTTGTGGCTAAGTGAACATCTTCCAACATTTGAATTACCTATAAAGTTTCCGCAATGTATGCCCGATGAACATAAACAAAGTGACACAGTCAAGGCTTATCTATCTTATTATAAAACTAAAACATTTGCAAAATGGACTAAAAGGAAAAACTTTCAGTATATAAAATGAATACCTTAATGACTACCTTCTATTTCCCAAAAGTCGTTTCTGAAAACAAGATGCTTGTACCTCTGGATATGAAAAAGAAAATCATGATGGTACCCAAATCAGTTGAATTATCATCTGCTGATGAATTACAAAAATGTATATTACTTAACCAGCCAACTGTTGTTAGGTGGCTACGAGGTGATTTAGGTTTTTTACCAGAATTTCCTCTAAAAAACAAGACTGTAGATACAAAAAAGTTTAAAATATTAGAAGATGAGTGGGGAAATACAATGTTAAAACTCAAAAAACCTGGTAATGCAAAACAGTGGACGGGACAACTTGGTGAAGAGGTGTGTGAAGAGGTATTTAAATTAATGGGTAAATCAATTAAAAAACCTGTAAAAAAGAATCATTATCAACCTGATTTTGAAACTGATGAGTACATTATAGAAGTGAAAACTGAAACATATTACACAGAGGGAACTGTGGGTGAAAAAATTCTGGGAGTTCCTTTTAAATATGCGGAGATTCCAGAACTTTATCAAAAACCACTCAGAATATTATGTATCGGTGGAGCTGAAAAATCGTGTCGAGAACAATACGGAATTTTACCAGGTGAAAAATGTACACCAATTAAAGCTAGATTTTTAAATTTTTTTAAAGAAAATCAAATTGAGTATCTTGCATTTACAGACTTTTTACAAGGACTTCATTTGCCCGAGATTCAGGATTCTTTGAATTTATTAACCGACGACACGAAATTACCTCCATCGGATACTTTTTAAAAGTTTCTATAACAAGTGGGACATGTGCATTACTCATTAACCACTTTGATTTTAATGTTTTACACTTTTCAAAAAGTTGTTCATGTTCCGAAAACCCTTTTGATGTGTACCCAACAAATGAGGTAATGGTAATAGGTGCATATGGTGGATCAAGATATACAAAATCATTCTTGTGATTTACCAGTGATAGTGTTTCTATAAATGGACATACTGTAAAATTAACATTTTGTACAAGTTTTGAAATATTTAGAATATGTTCTTCATTAAAAATTTCTGGATTTTTATTGTGTCCAAATGGAACATTAAATCCATGAGGTCCTTCTCGGTACACACCTCTAAAACATGTTTTATTTAAAAATAAAAACATTGCAGATTTATTTTCAGTACTCAAATTAAACTGATTACGAATCCAGTAATAATATGATTCTTGTGTATTACACTCTTCAATTACCGTGGGATGTAATTCTCCTCCAGATTTATTTGGAAATTTTTTAAATGTATCCACCAAAACTGAAATCTTTTTTATAAATTGAACTGGATCAATTTGAATATCTTTGTACAAGTTTATAAGATGACCATTTATATCACTAGCAAATACATTTCCAGTTACTTTACCACTAGCAAGTACAGCAAGTAAAACACTTCCACCTCCTAAAAAAGGTTCATAGTAATTTTTTATTTTACTTGGTAAACATTCTATAATTTTATCAATAATTTGAGTTTTTCCACCGACCCATTTTAAAAAAGGTTTCATTTAATAATAATACTTGTTTATTTTTAAAGTACCTTTACGCTTTACCACCCGATTTTACAGCTAGGCGGATAATCATAATGTCAAAAAATAGTGAAATAAGATTTTCCACTGCAGTTAAGTTAAGTCTAGTGTTTGCTGTAACTTTCTTCATACTGAAAAGTACCATCATAAGTATATTAAAAAATGCCTTGATAACAAGATAGATTGCAAACATTGATATAAGCCCCAACTTCATTTACATTTACTGAGAAAAAAAAATAACTTAAAAAATAAAACCACTAGTAAAGTAAGAATGAACCAACTATTTGAAAAAGTTAATCCAATTTTTTCAAAGTTTCAACTTGAAAAGAATGTTGAGTTTGAGATGCGTCTCGGAAAAATAAATCGCGGTTCATTTGATACAAATGTTGGTCAGACTACTTTTGAAAAAATACTTGATGGTTTAAAAAAATACAAGGGTTGGGAAAGTATTAAAAAAACAAGTGATGTTGCTTACTATTATGACAATATTCGACTCATTATAAATGATGAGACAGATGAATCCATCCAAGTTGTTAAACAAAAACTTGTAAAGGTTGATCATGGACTTGTAAATTATCCACTTGATGTTCGCTTTGCAGTTGCCAAGGAAACCCCTTTTGAAAAGGGGGATATTGAGTTTACAACTGCAAGACAAAGGAATCGGCAATCATTTGTTCGTAAAAACTTGTCAATAGACATGACTATTGTCGCCGGTAATCCAGCTGATTTAGATTCTGAAGAGGAAAATGTTTATCAAGTTGAATTTGAAATTATAGATCCTAAAATTATAAGGGATATTGATACCCTGTATAATATTATATACAAGGTTAGTGATGTGCTCAAGCTGGTGGCCCCTTCATGAAATAATTGTAATTTTCATTATTTTCACTCATATTAGCCCAACGAGGTCCTCTTGAAGGTCCAGCACGATTAGGTCCTATCTTCATAAGACCAAGAATTGGTGGACTAGGAGTTTTTTCACTATTTGAAGGTGATGGACTTCCAACAAATTTACCTTTACCTTTTTCTTTTGCGGTTAGTTTCTTTTTCTTTTGCGGTGGAACAACTTTTAAAGATTCAAAAAATGTCCGTTTAACTTTTTCAACACTTGTTTTAAGTGGGAATCCCATCTTGGTTTTCTTTATGGTTCCATTCTGAATTGCACGATTAATAATATTCATAAGACGGTTAACATTTGCATTATTCACTGTATTCTGTTTAGTCATTTTCAAAATATCCGCCCTGACAAGATTACGTGTTAAACGAGCTTTGATATTTCGAGCCTTTTTTATCTTGGCTCGAGCCTCATTGCGTTCTTCTTGGCCCTCACCTAAAAGAGCATTCTTTCTAGCCTGATTAGCTCTTTTCTTTTGTTCTTTATTGGCGCGTTTTAGATTTTCAATATTTTTTATACGTTTATCTTCTGCATTTTTAACCGCTTTTTTATTAGCTTCTTTATTACGGTTAAAATTTGTTTGAAGAACTATTCTTTTTGCATTAGACAATTGCTGAATAAGTTTACATATTGCTGTTTTATCCATATCGGATGTAACAGCTCCTCCAAGTGCTCGTACAAATCTAACAAGAGTCACGCGTTTATAAGTTGAACACATCCGACTTCCCAGACGAAGTGTTGTATTCGATCCAGTTATGACTTTCTTACTAGCCGTGACATTTACATTATGTAATGTACCTTTCTTTATCAAGTCACATAATATTGGTTTTGTAAGTTTGACAGGTAAAACAATTTTAAGTCTTCGAGCCATATCAACAAGTGCCACCTTTGTGTATCTGAGACACTGGCGAGTATCAATCTTAAAACCACTTTTATTATTAATATATGATCGTACATTGAGATTTACATTTTTATTGGCAACATTAATTGGTCTATTATTTGTGTTTAGTCCAATTCCAAATAAAGTACGAACTTCTACAGGAACCTTGACACCAGCCTTGTTATATGCGGCAGCCACCTTGTTTCTTGAATATTCAAGACTCTTTGGTTTTGTATAACAACATGGTTGTCCCTGTGGATTGGGCTTTATATAACATCCCGCCATTGTACACTTACCAATGTAACTATATGGATTGGGACGGCGACTAACTGGACACGTTGTTCCACGACGAGTTATATTTGGCGCGGGTAAATTATCGAGCCGTTTAGAAAGTTTTGATTTTTTGGGACCTGCCAAGGTTATATTCTGTCCACGATTTCCTGTAACCATGTAATCATTATTTTTCAAAACTTTAAAAAACTTTTTCAAATAGGTAAATGCATCTTCAACTTGATTAGTCCCTTGTATTTGTATAACACCAGTTTCAGCCAAGATAATTGAAAACATCTTTTCACTGGTTTTCTTCTGAACTGGTGATCCTTTCCAAAATGAAATGTATAAAAAATGAATCTTTTTATCTTCGTATTTTTGATTTACAACTACATAATAGTCATCAAATAAAGAGTTGTCAACATAACCAAATAATTCATATATATATTCTGTTTTTAATGGAAATCCAACTCTAAATTCCGCAGTTATATTATTAAAGTTAATTTCTTGACCTCGTGGTACATTTGATAAATAATTATCAGTCATAAAATTTAAAAGTTTACGAGGTTGTGTTTCTAAATCATTTGTTCCACCTGAAAAACGAATTTTACCTGATTTATAAAATGAAAAACTGGCACCTTTAGTTTCGCCGTTACGTATAACTTTTATCTGAAAATCAGCACTGACTCCCTCGGAAATTTTTGAATTATTTACACTCGTTAATCCATATTCTTTTGTAAACTTTACAGCTGTTTTAAATTTTCCATATCGAATGGTAAATTCAGTTATTTTAAAATCTGCATCGGAAGCAAGTCCAACAACACTTTTCACCTTGTCAAATATATCAGTTATTGAAATAGTATGTCCCGTATCGACAACTGCATTATAAAGACCAACTGACAATGGAGAAACCTGTAAATCTATATTTTTCAATCTATCTTTTTTAGTTTTAAACTCACGTTCATATTGTGACATTTCTTGTTGACTTACATCATCGTCTCTTAATTTTTGTCTAAATGAACCATGTGGAACTTTAATTACATTATTTGTATATAATGCCTGAAGCCACTGGTCTTGTATAGTTTCACCATTATTCATCTTTTGTATTCACTTATATTTTATTCTAAAAATCATCGGTAACCTGAAGTCCTTCATCTATAACCTCCACCCCAAATATAATCGGCATTGCTCCATATGCGCGACCGCGATATGTACGCGCTTCTGTACGCACCTCCAGATTTTTTGAACTGAATGGCCCTGCATACACATCTGGATTGAACCGAATTTTTCCAAGATTGTTTTCGGAACAGTGCTGATTGAACAAGTTGACAAAAATCTTTTGGGGACAAAACAAGTCTGGGCCATACTGAAGTTTCTCGGATGCCAAAAAGTTCTGGAGACTGTTGGTAACCATGGCAACTTGTGTCTGAATCGTCTTGAAGTACTTGGGCACTACATTCCAAATATCTTGGTCAGCATGTTTTTGCGCATATTCAAGATAGGCCCGAATACACTTGAGATGAATCGCTGGTAATTCACGATCTAGTTTGTCATCAAGATGTGGGTCAGCTTCCTGAACTTGTTTTCCAAAGTTCCAAGGAAGAATACGACGCAAGACACTTCCCGAATTATCCTTCCAGTTAGGAACCTCATTTCCCGCAAGAATACCAGGTGTCTTCCATTCAACCGATTTAGCCTGTTTGTATTTACAGGCCAGTGAAATGTCCTCACCACTTACCAGTGACTGAAACTCTGCCTGTTCGAGACACAAGTCACCTTTGACTTCGGGTGCAATAAACATGAACCCATCATAAATGGAGGACAGGCCAAACTTGCGTTCAACATTATTGGAAAGAGTTCGAACATCTTCAGACTCGTAAAACTTTTTAAAAACTTTTGTAATAATAGTAGATTTACCAGACTTGGCAATCCCCTTGAGAAAGGGTATAATTTGCCACCTATCAATGTCACCAACATCAAAACACATTTTACCACCCATGACATACATCCATTTGGATACTTCAGTCTCAAACTGTTGATAATCAAGAACCGCCTGAAATTGAGGTGTTGGAATATCCCACCAATTTTCAATGTGATCAAAATGGTTAAAATTCTTGTCAAAGTACTTGGCACTTACAATGGTCGGATCGAGACACCTAAACTGGGGACTATCATAAGGGTAAAATCTACAAATGTACTTGCCTAGTTTGGTACTCCACTCCTTACCAACAAAGAGACCATTGTTATATGACCAAACATTTCGATTCTTCTTAATTTCAGGAAACTGAATATCCTTGGAATTCTGAAGAAACTTGATGGCCTCATTTGCATTGCTTCCCTTGGATGTAAGATTCTTCCAGGCGGCATACCGAGTTTCCTTTTGGGCATAGGAATACACAAACTCTTCAATAGCCATGATTGGTTTCCAAGCCTTGGTGTGATACCCATCAATAGTCAAAATCTGTTTACAACACTGATTCTTGTACTTTCGTATATTCTTGAGATACGTCTCATTTAACAGGGCAAGAAGTAACTCTTGAAAAGGACCAAGATCTTCCAGACTCATTGTTGTACAACGAAAAAGTGAATTATTCGCATCAGGGTTTGCGCAAACCAGAGTCGGGTGATTGATTCGTTCATACTGGCGTGCATATCGAAACACAGTTTCGTATGCATCATCAGACATATCAATCAGACGGTTTATCCTAGTGGCAATTTGAAACTCATTTCCATTAATGTCCTGAGTCTCTTCCTCTGCAATTTCCAGCGCTACTGCACGGTGATACATTTCTCCAAGGGCCCTCTGCTTCCTGCGATGCTGGTCAGATACACGTTCAATATCAAGTTCACGAGGTAATCCACACGAGTCTAGTTCAGCCTCATTATAAAATTGTTTAAATCCATTGGTGATGGGGATCCAGCGGTCGCCTTTACAGTTGAGGCACCAGCTGGTTTCAAGTTGAGAAATAAATGTTACTAATTGAGCCTTGTCAAAACTCTGAACCTGTGATTTGAGAAGTTCCATACGGGATTCGTCACGATTCTCTTCTGGTATGAGGTAGTGAACCTCGGGCTTACTCATTTTATATTAACAGAGAACTTTTTTTCTAAGTAGTTTTACTAAGAGCTCTCATTTCATTCCTTCTTTGATAATTGGGTCAAAATTTTAACAAGTATCTTGTTCTGCATTTCCATGTGTTTTGAGATTGTGACGAGTGCTGTACAAATTGTCTGACCATCCTCGGTCGCCAGGAAAGGTTCGAGAACAGCCCCGAGGTCAAACCCCATCTCATCTTCTTCCCCATCGTAGTCTCCATCTTCCTCCTCGTCCCCCAGGTTAATCTCTTCATCATCAACAAGTTCTTCGGGTTCTGGTTGTTTTTGTTTGGGGGCCATTTGATATTACATAGAAAAATTTAAGTCTAGTTTGGCGCGAACTCAGGCCGTTCAGCCAAAAATAAAATATTTGAGTATATAAATGGCTGGTGGATTGATGCAATTGGTTGCCTATGGCGCACAAGATGTCTACCTCACCGGAAACCCTAAAGTTACCTTTTTCCAGGCTGTCTACAAACGCCACACCAACTTTGCAATGGAGAATATCCAGCAGACTGTGAATGGTTCCGCTAACTCAAGCGGTCGCGTGTCCGTGACTGTCGCCCGTAACGGTGATCTCATCGGCGAGATGTATATTGATCTTCAGGCAAAGGTGTCTAATACCTTCTCGGGTTTATTCTCAACTATCACCGCTCAGGATTCATGCTGGCTTGCTGAACGTTGCATTACTGACGTTGAGCTGTCTATTGGTGGTCAGCGCATTGACAAGCACTACCAACGTTGGTGGAGGTTATACTCTGAGCTTTATCTCGATGAGTCCAAAAAGGCTAATTACGCTAAACTAACATGTAATCCATCCGGTGAGGTCTATGCTGAAGGTGGAACTGGTGGTTCTACTACAGGCCAGGTTATGCTTCCTCTCCTCTTCTTCTTTAACAGGAACCCCGGTTTGTACCTTCCTCTTATTGCTCTTCAGTACCATGAGGTCCGTCTTGATTTTGACCTGTCTGCAGAGTACACAACCTGTTTCAACCCGACTTTTAATGTGTGGGGTAACTACGTGTACCTTGACACTGAGGAGCGTCGCCGATTCGCCCAGAAGGGTCACGAGTACTTGATTGAACAGGTTCAACACACGGGTACTGATGCCGTGGCTACAGCTGGGACTCAGATTCGTCTGTCATATAACCACCCCGTCAAGGAACTCGTGTGGTGCCTAACCAATGGTGCATCCACGGGTAAACAGCTCTGGGACTTTACATCCAATGCCAGTACTGCAGGTGCTATACTCAGCACTTATACATCAAATATTCAAGTGTTTGGAAATGGTTCAAATTTATTTGCAGTTCCTATGGGCTTTGGAACTGGATGCCCACTTCTCGTTAGCGGACCAGGTAAAGTTGTGATGGTTGAGCAAGGTCTCACAACCCTTACTACACAATCCGTTGGCCCTCTTGCATCCTTCCGTCTCATTCTCAACGGTCAGGATCGCATGAAGGATCAATCTGGTAAGTACTACAACCAAATGGAGCCCTACTGGCATCACAGCGGTAATCCTTACCCAGGTATTTACTGCTATTCATTTGCGCTCAAGCCCGAGGAGCATCAGCCCACCGGTACATGCAACTTTTCTCGTATTGATAACGCCCAGGTTGATGTTCGTATCAAAGCTGGTATTGTCGCCACAGCTGCCGCCAATACACTCGATATGTATGCAGTCAATTACAATGTTCTTCGTATTCAGTCTGGAATGGGTGGTCTTGCATTCTCCAATTAGAAAAGTACCAAAAGTGTACAAAAAAATTAAAAAGTCTAAAAACAATATTAGTAAAAAATACTTATTATTTTCTACTTTTATGTTAGTAATAATGAATGGGTATAACAATTCAAATTATAATTTATTCAATGTAAATGATGTTGGACCTGCTGGTTCGACAGGAGTCACTGGTTCGACAGGAGCAACTGGCGCTTCGGGTGTTATAGGTTCAATAGGTTCAACAGGAGTAACTGGTTCGACAGGCGCAACTGGAATTGATGGAGTAACAGGTTCAACAGGCGCAACTGGAATTGATGGAGTTACAGGTTCAACAGGAGTAACTGGTTCAACAGGAGTAACTGGTTCAACAGGAGTCACAGGTTCAACTGGAGTCACTGGTTCAACAGGCGCAACTGGAATTGATGGAGTCACTGGTTCAACAGGCGCAACTGGAATTGATGGAGTCACTGGCTCAACTGGAGTCACTGGTTCGACAGGAGTAACTGGTTCAACAGGAGTCACAGGTTCAACAGGAGTAACTGGTTCAACAGGTTCAACTGGAATTGATGGCGTTACAGGTTCAACTGGAGTCACTGGTTCAACAGGCGCAACTGGAATTGATGGAGTCACAGGTTCAACTGGAGTCACTGGTTCAACAGGCGCAACTGGAATTGATGGAGTCACTGGTTCGACAGGAGTAACTGGTTCAACAGGAGTAACTGGTTCAACAGGAGTAACTGGTTCAACAGGAGTAACTGGTTCAACAGGAGTAACTGGTTCAACAGGTTCAACTGGAGTAACTGGAATTGATGGCGTTACAGGTTCAACTGGAGTCACTGGGTCAACAGGCGCAACTGGAGTCACAGGTTCAACTGGAGTCACTGGTTCAACAGGCGCAACTGGAATTGATGGAGTCACTGGTTCAACTGGAGTCACTGGTTCAACAGGCGCAACTGGAATTGATGGAGTCACTGGTTCAAC